TCGTAAATGTGTCAATTCCAGGTGCGGAGCGGAGGTAGCCTTGCGAAATGCCGGTTTCTTCGGCGTTCGGAGCTAGGTTCAAGGGGTAGCTCTGCTCGAAATCCGGCCCGCGCTGGCTGTAGACCCCGCTTAAAATCCCTATCTGCATGACGGGAAGAAACGGAAGCCGAGGAAGCGGTCGTTTCCGGCTCCGGTCGGCAGTCTGTTCGGCAATTGATACTCAAAACGCCGAGCGTATTTGCAGAAGAACTCGGAGCGAGTTTCCGCAGCCTGTTTCACAAGCCCAGGAGCAGGCGGTTTGCCGTAATCCGGTGCCAAAGCGAGCGCCAGATTGGAGATGAACGTGTCAACGTCCTCTTCCCTGATCCCGGCCGCGTCAGAAGGAAGCGAAGTCCCGTTTGTCGTGGGCTGAATATAGCCGAACGGCTCCAGTTTCCCCTGCCAACGCGCAGCAAGGCTATCCAATTGTCGGAGGGCTGAATTATCCTCTTCGGCTTCGGTGTCGAACACGTAATTGGCAATGCCCAATTTGCCCAGGGCGCGAATGACAAGAGTGCCTTTGGTGATTGAAGAGGCGGGATCGAGCGCGTCGGCTTCAGCGACGATCCTGAGATTGATCGTGCGGGTGATATTCTGGCCGAGAGTTGTGACAACCGTGAGGCTGAGCATTGCGGCTTCATTCGCTACGCCGCCGGAGACGATGACATATGCTGTACGGGGGTCAGGGGGAACCACCTCCAGCGTCACCGTTCCCGACGTGCGGGTGAATACTGCCGTTTCGATCTTGTCGGGGTAGATTTCCGACAGGTCGTAGGAATAGAGCCGTGCGTCCTCGGGAGATTTGGGCGTCCAGTCCATCGGACAACGCTACAGTCTTATGCGGGATCGACTGGCTTTTCTGAAGGCTTCAAACGAGCAGCTCGATCAGGGAAACCGGGCTTGATGTCGTTCCTGTGTAACCGGTGAGAGCGCCCGTCGTTGAGGATTCGTTCGTCCCGCTCTTGTACTCTCCGGTGACGTTGCCGCCGGCATTGGAACATTTGAAGGAATCGCTGGCGGCGCCGCCGTTAACCCACATGGCAAGAACCAGCGAATCCGAGGCGCCGTTAACGGACAGCAAGGCCGCATCTGATACCTTTGTCGAGTTCAGCGCTATTGTCGTGCTGCCGCTGCCGCTCCACTTCACTTGAGCCGCGCTGGCGAACTGGAAGCTTCCTCCAGATTCTATCCCGACCCATGCCTCACTGATCGTCACGCCTTCGGTGCTCGAGGAGCCGATGGTGAGCCGAACCTGCCGACCGCTAATGTCTGACAGAGCGGCAGCGTCAAAGCGGACACGCAAATTGAAGCCGTTCCATGCGCCGCTGTCGTTGGCGAGTGTGGCAGTATACGCAGAGGTCCACGTTCCCGATGATCCCCCGGCGGAGTTGCGGCACATATGCCCCGGCCCACGTCCGCCTAGGTGAATGCTCATTAGAGGCCCGCGCCGGGCGTGAAGTAAATCTTCCCGGTGGAACCCGCAGCGATCACCGCCACAGTGTCAGCATTGGCAGGCGTCGTGAACACTTCGGCGGCGCCAGGACCGATCGGAATGCCCGCCGCCGTCGTCGCCGTTACCGTCCCAGAGCTGTTGCCGAACTTGATCCACGCCGTGGCGGTGCCGTTGTTCATCACGCGCACCTGATCGACGGGGTCAGTCCCGAACGCCACCGATTGGCTGGAGCTCGAAACGTCGATGTTGACGGTCGCACCGCCTGGCTCAAAGGCTTTGTTGTCCATGCCGCCGACGGTACGCGATTAGCGCTTCTTGGCTGCCTTTTCTGAACGCTTCTTGGCCTTCGGCTTCGCGGGTGCCTTTGGCTCCGGCTTTTCCGCCTTTGGTGTCGGTTCGACAGATGCTACTGGCTCGGCAACAGGCTCCTCAAGCGGGAACCAGTGCTGCATCAGCCGCACCTGTTCCTCGTTCTCATTGTTGACGACGACGCGCTCATAATGACGTCCGTTGATGATCTCGGGACCACCGAGCCGGAACAGTGATTTGGGATACGTCATGCTGCCTCCTTCTCCCTGATCTTGTCGCTAAGGCTCACCAGGAACTTATGAAGATTCCCCGGATAGGAGCTGACCTTGGAATGATGGGTAATGTCCAGATCCGGAATGACCCAAATCTCGCCGCCCATCTCGTGCCAACGCCTAGAGAAAGCATAATCCTCGCCCCACCAGATGCCCTCGTGCGCGCCGTGGTTGAACAGGTCGATCGAAGGAGCGTAGCGCGGCCCGAAGCACAGCTCGGGATAGGCGCCCATGAAGCCGTCAATTGCCGTGGCAGTGACCTTGAGGAAGCCAGCCGGGATCCATTCGGCCTTCACACACCCGTCTTCCCTGACAATCGGCCTTCCCGCCTCATTTTCAGCGAGGCGGCCCATGTACTTCTCTTCGTCCATCTTGAAGCGATAGGCGCCGGAAACGACCTCTCCTTGGGTCTGGATCAGCTTGACCAACGCTTCGGGCGGGAACGATAGATCGTAATCGAGAAAAATGATGATGTCGGCCTTGGCGTCCAGTGCCTTGCGGAGCATCGTCGCCCGAGCCGAGGAAATGTATGGACAACCGACCTCGAACACCATTTTATGGTCGTATCCGGCAGCATCCAATGCAGGAACGGACGCCTCGATCGCTTTGACCAAGGCGTCCGTTGGCTTTTCAAGACAAGGGCAGCAAAAGACCACCCTCGCCTTAGGCTTTTCAGCCGTCACGGAAGGGCTAGCTTCCGTTCCATAGGCCGAGCGCTGCAAGAGTATTCATGACCTCCAGCAGAGCCGCCTTGGTGTTCGTGTCGAGCGCGGTGGACGAGGCAGTGCCGACGTTCGAGGTGGCCTGCGCGGCGCCACTGCGCCGAACGATCGGCGTCGTGAGTCCGTAAAAGCCGATCTTGTCCGTCGACGCACGACCCAAAACAAGGCCGTCGTCGTTGCCGGTGCCGAGATATTCGTTTGCCATTTCTTAGTTCCTTTCTCGGCCTAGTTGTTGTGGAGGCGGCAAGCGAGCTGATTGCGCAGCGTCTTGTAGCCATAGAGGACATCGAGACGACACGGGAAGTTGTCGTTGTTGATGTCGTAGTCGCGCACAACGCGGATGCTGATCCCGTCGACCATATCGCGCGCCGAGAAGTCGACGCCCTGCGGCATTTCGAGGTCGGCAGTGGCGAAGCCGAACGCACCCTCCTGGTACAGCATGGAGGTAGACACCGCCGTAGAGGCAGTACCCAGCACCGTTACCGTCTTGGACGCGCCGGCTGAAGCAATCGTGATGTTCTGCTTCGGACCGGAAGTGATCGGCGTCGGATAGGCCACAATCGCGGTCGTGCCATCGGCGCTCGCCACGAACTGCTGCAAGATGCCGGTGTCGACCTTCGATTCCGGGTGAACCTTGGTCACGCCCGCAATCGTGAACACGTCGCCTTGCTTGATCGTGCCCGAACCACCGGAGAGAGTGATGGTGGCGGTGCCCGAGGTGATGCCGGTCGAGGTGTTGCAGACGTAGGAAGCCGCATCACCACGGTTATGCGCGGCCCACAGCGTATTCTCCACGAAATCGAACCCGGCGACACGACCCATATAGCCTTCGCGGTACTGCGTCGAAAGCTGTCCCGAATCCTGGAACAGGGTCTTGAGTGCGTCGACCAGATCGACGCCTTCCTGCGTTTGCAGGCTGGCGGTGCGAGCATCGAGCGGGCAGAGCGCGTCCTGAAGGACCTTGCGGCCGGCAAGAACCTTGGCCAGCGTGAGAGCTGACGCGCCGTTCCAGACCGACTGGTAGATGTCCTTGTACATGCTCATCGCGTCGGCTTCGATATTGGCCGCAAGGACCGTCGCAGCCGGATCGATGTAGCGCTTCGAGAAGTCGTCAATCGACAGAGTCAGCTCCGACGAGGAGAAGATCATGTCGACGCCCTTCTGGGTCGCCACGGTGAGCGTGACGCTCGACTCGGACACGTCCTGAACGTCAATCGTCTTGCCGGTACGAACCGAAAACTGGTTCGGCAGTCGGATCTTCAGGTCGGCGCCGATTTTCGCGCCTTCGCGGGCATAGCTCGAATCGTAGCTCCGGGTGATGGAGCCGACGAAATTGAGCTTTTGATGGAGAACGCGAAGAAATTCCCGCGTTACCATCGTCGGGGTGAGGAGACTGTTGGCCATTGGTCGCTACTTTCGCAAGAGGGGTTTCAGCGCTTGCGAATTTGCTCGTTGCGACGGCGGACCCACTCTTCGGCTGACAGTTTGTCGGACAGCTTCCCATCGTGGGTTAGCGGTCCCGAGCCAGAAACTCGGCTTTCCGGTGAGGTGGCCGGTTTCCTGCGCTCCATCTTCGTCTGCCCTTCAAGTTTGGCTGCCGCGAAAGCAAATTCGATCAGGTTGTCTTTGAGTGAGGCGAGCTGCCGGAGCTTTTCGGGGTGCTTGCCGAGGGCGTAGACAAACTTTGCCTTGTCCTCGATTCCCTCGATGAGGATTGCCTGCTGCGCCGGGGTTAGAACCCCCCACACTTCGGCTTCGGCTTCGGAGAAGTCCTTGACGCCCAGCGTTTGCTTCTGTTCGCTGTAGACCTCGACCTTGGCCAAATACCTCTTCTGGGATTCCTCTGCTGATTTCTCAGCTTCGGACTTCGCTTTCTCCGCTGCCGTCTTGCGATCGAGGTAGGAATTATATTCCTGCTCGAACCGCTCCTCGTCGTAATCGCAGCTTTCGAGCGTCGGCTTTTGGCCTACTTCTGGAATGTTGGCTGGCTTGGCCTTTTTCGCCTCTGCCAGTTCGCGCTCCAGCTCTCGGTTGCGCTTGCGAAGATCGCGCACCCATTCCGGTGCTTCCTCTGAGGCTGGCGCTGCCTCTTCGCCGAACGAAACGATGACTTCTTCGTCATCTCCTTCCGCCTCGGTTTCGGTCTTTTCGCCTTCTTCGGGGGCTTGCACCTCCTCGGTTAGCTCTAGTACCTCTTCCTCGCCTTCCGGCTGTTCGTTAAGCTCATCTGCCATTCAAAGACCCTCTCACCGTCGCGGCTGGTGGCTGCCGATGCGGGGGAGAATATTTGAACTTTCAGATTGCTATTGATTTTCTGAGAATGGCTTGTGGGCCTTGAGGCGATTGGTCTGCGCGTTGGTCGCCTCGATCGCCAGTTTGGCGGGCATGTGCGCCGTGGCCGTCTCAAGATTATCCGCCTCGGCGGCTGTTTTTCTGATCTGCACGGCCTCGTGAACCGCCTTGAGTCCGGTTGGGACTTCCGGTGCCTTGTCCGGACCTCCTATTGCTGTCGCCTGAGCAACCTTGAGGATCGTATCGGCCTTTCTCTGGCCAGCGGAGGCAGCCAAGTCTTCGGCTTTGGCGGCGGCGAGCTGCTGTGTCGGATCGGGCTGCTGGCTTCCCTGCTCCTGGGCCAGTTCCTGCTTTTCTTCGTCGGTGGGCTGGAGAATACCCATCCGAACACCGCGCATCCTGACCCATTTCTTGAGGTCGTTGATCCCCTCGCCGTCCATCTCGGCCAGAGCGGCTGTGATACATGCAGCCCCTAGCTCCTGATCCTGAGCCGTAGCCGCGACTTCGGCCATCCCGACGAGCGAACGGACCGTGGCGTCCCTCCGGGTACGTGATGAAGGCCCAACGTCGACAACGCAGCGGTAATTGCCGTCAAATGCGTTGCGCGTGATCTGGCTTCCATCCTTGGCCAGAGTGGGTTCGTTCAGTTTGATGTATTTATCCCCGCCCTTCTCATCGATGGCGCGCATCTTGCGGTCTTCCTCGACGTAGAGCTCAGCGGCCATGCCCTTCCACACCGTCCCGCAGCGGCGAACCGCAGTCGCGAAATTGTCGGTGTAGATGAAGGTCTTTGAATCCACCCGCTGGTGGACAAGTTCGATCGCTTGCGCCGATGTGTTCGAGGGAACGTCGTCGGCCTGTTCCGAGCTTCCAGTGATGTCGGCAATGTCCTGCCCAGATAGCTGGATGAGTGCAGCGAGTGCAGCGGGAACCTGTGTCGGCTCGACTTTGCCAACAGCGCCGGCCTGCGCAATCGAGCCGTCTTCATTCCTGAGTGCCCGAGCCAGCGCATAAGGATGGCGCTTGATGTTGCCATTAGCCCAATCCGCCTCAAGACCGGCAACCTGTTCGGGATCGAAGATGGGTCGTTCCAGCGGAGATATAGCGGCGATCTCGGCCAGCTGGGACACCTGGGCATTGTACACCCGCTGGGGATCCTTGGCCTTCCGAACATGGCCGGCGCAGCGTTCGATGTTCTCGACCACCCAACGTTTTGCATAATAGGTGATGACGGGGATATTGGGACCCGCGATCTTCTCTTCCTCGAGAACCTCGGCCCCTGACATGGTGTATTTGGTGACAGCGGGCTTCTTCACCGTGCGTGTACGGCTGACCGTCCAGCCTTGACTTCTCAGGTCGCTCAATTCCTCCGGCTCGGGATCGTACAGAGTCTTCTCGTCAGGAACGACCGGATGCTCTAGAGTGACCTTCTCGGTCTTTACCTCATCGATCTCGTAATATTCGCCGAGGTAGACGATTTCGCCCTGATACCAGTTGAAGTTCGACTGCGGCCAGCGGGTGAAATCGCTATCGGCCTTGCCGTCATATTGCTCCTCGAACGCATCCTTGGTGATTGGGGTGAGGACAAGGCACCATTTGGCGTCGGCTTTATCGACTCGCTTGGCTTCCGGATCCCAGAACACCCTTTGGTCGGCGTCGGTGATCGGCTCGAACGCGATGCGCTGATAATCGTTGTCGGGATCGCTCTCGTCTTCGTAGCACGACCTTAGCCGCCACGCTCCCATGCCCCCGCTAACGCCTTCCTCGAAGGCATTGTCTTGCGCTTCCTGACCACCATCCTCGAAGTCGGCTCGGTACAAGCCTTCCAGCGCATCGGCGGTGTCATCGTCACCGTTCTCATCGTCGGGACGGAAGTCGACCGAGATTCGGTTGTTGCGGTACTCGGAGAAGATGCGGACGATTTCCTTGTGGGTCTTGTCGACCTCCATCCGAGGAGCGTTCTGGAACTGCGAGGTCCACTCGTCATTCCACTGAGCTCCCCGGATCGTGCAGAACCGCCTGTCGTCAAGGCATTCTCTGCGCTCAGGCTCCTGGACGGTCCAGATCGCGTCCATGCGCTTCATCGCGCGCTCGTGAACAGCCTCTAGGTGTTTGGATTGCTCAGCCACAGCGCGGCTTCCGTCGCGTCACACGGTTCGTTTTCCACGCCTTTTGCAGACCTTCCTGAACAATCTGCTGGACGAGATAGGCTTCGGCCTCATGGCCCAAATCGCCAAGCCGCTCGCGCATATCCTGAACGACATGCGTGGCTTCATGCGCGACTAGGGCGGCGTATTGCTCCTTTGATCGCTTCTTGCTCGGCGGCTCGATGCAAACGATCGTTGTGCGGTCGCCGTTGCTTCCGGTCAGATAGTGCGTCGTCGCGTTGGCGTTTGGATTGATGTAGCCACCTGGCTCGCGGACCTTGAGCCGTTTCATCTCACGCTGAAAAGCGTCATCGCTCGTGGTGAAGCCCACATAACCGGGCCACGGGCCAAGGTTTAGATAATGGATGCGCTCGCGGCTCACACGCTTGGGATAACCGCGCTTCTATTGGTGCGCGGACTTTCTGAATGTGGGAACCTCACGCTTTTTCAATCGGTTTTTGCTGAGCCCGGTTATGAGACGGGCCTGTCGCGGCGCGGATTGAAAGAGAAGCGCCGCAAAGCTCTTTAAGCCCCGGCGAAGTAGCGCATCCTGTTAGCTCACCCCCCCCGCTCAGGATCAGCGATGAAAAGCCGGGGCTACTTCCTGAAGCCCGTAGCCAATGACGGAATAGGCTTCACGATAACCTTCCGGTCATTCTTCAGTGCCCGCCTTGCGCCCTCGACTGCATACCTGAGCGCGTCGATCATGTGATTGTCCTTGTCCTCCAGTACGGAGGTAACCTGTCCGGTGAGGCTGTCCACCTTGTATGAGTAGAGCGTCAGTTCGGAGATCAGCTGCTCGCACCTCGGATGCACAACGATGTCGTAGCTCTTGAGGAACTCAACGCCCTCTTCCAATGAGCGCGGACCCTTCAACGCCGGAGCAATGCGCGGAAAGCCGTTGTTCCGCAGATGGCTGATCGTCTCCGGCCGCGACGAGTCCGCCGTCATCCAGTACTTTTCCGCGTCGGGAATGGTCATGAACAGCGACGGAAGGTCGACAATCTCGATATGCAGACCCCATGCCTCGTAATCCACGAACAGCTGTGTCCCATCGATCCAGCAGCGGACAGAGCATGAGGGATCTATCGAGAAGCCGAAGTCGGCACCAAGCCGGTATTCGACATTGGCAGGGCTCTCGAACGCCTCGACGCGCCAGTTCTTGAGCACCCTCGCTTCGGAATTGCGGCGATACTGCCCAAGCCAGATGTGGTTGTACTTGTCGATGTCGCGGGCGCGGTCCCACTCCATCTTCTCTCTGAGGTCCTCGGGAAACCACGGGTTGCGGTCATAATTGACGTTGAGCACGACCGAGCGCGGCGGCGGGCCTGGCCACTTCTCGGTATCGTTGCCCCGGAACATTGCGTCGACAGGATCGGTCTCAAGGTCCGGGTTCCAGCTCCAGATGAGCCGTGAACCGGGAGAGCGAAGCGTCGGCTCCAGCGTGTCGATGCTGCCTTGGCTAACAGCCTGAGCTTCTTCCACCCAACAGTCGGTCAGACCCTCAAGCGAGCGAATGCCGTTCGCATTGCCTCTGAGCCCGGAGAAGATGAACAGGCTGTCGTTCGGCCCCCTGATCTCGCGCTCGGTCGAGTTGAACACCTTACTCAGTCCCATGCGCCTGATCTCGTCGTCCAAGAGACGCTTCACCGAATCCCTGATGCTGTTCTGAAACTCACGGCCACAGAGGACACGGTGATGCTCCTCCGCTGCCTGGAGGATCAGCGCAGTACCGACCGACCGTGACTTGGCCGCGCCTCTCCCGCCCCATAATGCGATGTGACGAGCATCCTTGCGCCACAGGCATTGTGACCAGTCAGGAAGCTCTATTTCAGTCTGCTGCATTCGACGGCGCTAGTTCCGGATGCTCCTTAATGACCTTATTCTCTGCCTCAAGTTGGCGTTGATTAAACGGCTTGAACGCATCGGGATCAACTTCGCGCGCCAATTCCATCCTGCGGAAATAGCGGTTCAGGCCTTCAGTCGCTTTCTCTGCATTATATGGCGGCATCACTCTGTCCTCACATCGGTGTTGCGGAAGCTGACCGTCACGCCGGCAGGAAGCGGGTTTTCGGGATCGGAGCCGAGCAACTGGCGGTCTCCGTATCGCTTGGGATCCCACTTCGCGAGGAGCTTGAGGCGGGTTTCGACGCGCAACCGAGAGCGCGTGATCCATTCCGTGTTCGGGCGCTCACTGCCACTCTCGGGATCGCGGATCGTGTCGCTGTGCGTGGCATCGGCAATGTTCAGCGCATCAATCGCAATCTGATCGAACCCGGCTTCCCGCGCACGCGCGATGTTCGCGGAAAATTGCTCGTTATTTGCCTGCCAATCATACACTGTACGATAAGCTGGCATTCTGTCGTCACGGCATATCGCGGCTAATGGCTCACCTGTACTCAGGCGCTCGCAAATCTCGTTTGCGATCTCTTGTGTGAATGTCGACGGGCGGCCCAAGCTACGCAGCCTTTCCAGTATCAACCACGAACCCTGCTGCTCTCAGTGCGTTCAATAGCCGAGCGGAGCCTTCGCACGCGTCTTTCTGACGTTTGGCGTCACATAGCGCAGCGGGCTCATCTCTGTCCTGTGGTTCGCGTTCGCGGTAATAGCGATCCTTCACGCTGTCCCTTGAACGGTACGGGATCAGCGCGTGAGTTTGGTCCAGGTCGTAGCCCATTGCGATGGCGCTGCGGACGACCTGGATTTCCTGCGGAGTCCATCTCGCGACGGCTCTTGCCCGCATCGGCGAGATGAAGTGAGCGCTCGCCGTGCCTTGCGTTTTTGTAACCCTCCCCATGTGCATTACTCAGCCTCCCCGAACCAGACCGGCAGCGACGAGTGCAACCGCGACGTAAATTCCTCCGGCAGTCACGCCGACTGTGAAGTTGATAAGGCCCCAAGCGTAGTTGACGCCAAGTGATCGAAGCCATGCCATTACCTTCCTCCGGTGGGTGAGATGGTGAGCGGATTGCGCTTCAGACCAAGCTCGCGGAGGATCTGCGCAGCTTCTTCCGGTGTGCAGTAATCCGGCCTGGGCAATTGCAGCGGTGGCGCGGAATCGTGATCCACGCCTTGCCGCCAACTCATTCTCTCTTTCGTCTCGGAAATGATCGTCGGCACGATTTTCGAAGGATGATCGCAGGATTGCCGAGCCTTTCTCGCGCCTTCCGCCAAGATGTCGGGTGGCAGATGCTTGAGCGTATCCCATGCCATCGCCAACCACTCTCCACGGCTTTCCTCGGTCATCCCCGCCGGTGCAGTGAGAGCTAGGCAGGCAGTCAGTTCGTTGCGAAACACGGTTCTAGCTTGGTCCGAACACTCGGAGAGCTGCCCGTGTCGTTGGGCTGAGACCATCGGCGGGTTGATGTCTTCCCAGGGTGTTAGGTCGTCTGTCATCTTCGCCTCTCGGATCGTAAATCGCGCCCCAGCCTTTTGCCGTGCAAAGCTCGATCAGCTTGGGCGGTGGGATTCCAGTCTGTGCTGACATCTCGGCGAGGTCGGTCTGGAATTTCTTCCAGGCTGTGGGAGTGTTCGGCAGCCGTTTCTTGCGCCGATTGGTCATCAAATCTGTCCAAACCTGAAGGCTCACCCCAAGCGGCAGAGCCCACGGGCGCGGTTGATGTGAGGAAGCTTTAGCTTCCGGAACATCAACGGGGGGTGAGGAAGGGGTTTGATTGTTTTCTTTAGGGGAAACCTTGGGGGGGTCGCCATTCTCGTTCGTTTCGTACGATGTCGTACGATTCTTACGATTGATGCGACGATACTCTCGGTCATAGGCCCGCTTGTTCTCTGCTGCCTTGTCGATGGCTGGGCGCGCTTCGGCAGCGACAGTTGCAGCAAGCTCCATGACAAGAGCCAACTGCCCGGCATCTAGCCCTGAGGCAGCAAGAGCAGCCATGACTTCTTGGGCCGGCCTCACGCTGTGAGCCTCCCTTCCCACTCGTCAAGAAGCCGATCGCATTTGCTAGAGTTGCATGGGAGGCAGCACGCAACGAGATTATCTTCGTCGTTAGTGCCTCCACGACTAAGCGGCACAACGTGATCTGCACACATTCGTTCTGCTTGGTCTCCGCAATACCTACATGTATGACCGTCACGTTCGAGGATGAAGTTGCGAAGCGGCCACCACTCACGATCAGGAAGACGTGGAGTTATAGGCCCATCGTAACCCCAGCGCTCTTTCGACCCATAAGCTTGAGAACGCGCGTTATTGTTTGCTGGCCGCGAAACTCTTTCGCTTTCCCTGATAAGAGCTTCGGCATAAATTATCAGCACGCCAGCACGATCTTCCGCACTTCGATCTTGTGATTCGAGTACATCAACGATGTCGAAAATGCGGCGCGCGTCATCACCACGCTGCATGGCCTTTGCCACAAGAATGGCGTCTTCTATTTTCTTCCCGCCATCAGCGAGCAATTGAAGAATGTGGCTGGTAACACTCATGCTGCCGCCTTCCGCAGCGCATCGCGCAGCTTGGCAGATCCCTCGCGAGCATCATCGTGGCGCTCTTTCTGGGACATATCCCGGTGAGGCTCGGTCTCGCTCCATTCGGCGCATGTCCGGTGCGGGAAGGGAAACTTGCCAGTGGTGGCCCTTGGCGGGTTCAGCTTGGCGCGTAGCTTCATTCCCTGAAGCCTAGCTGTAGCCAGCGCAGAATCGAGCATGGCTCGATGCAGCCTGATTTGCGCTGGTGTCTTAGGCATTGGTCTGCCCCACCAGTTCCAGGGTGAGACGGCGTATAGAGTTGTGCAGCTTGGGATTCTTCGCGCGGCGCTTCTCGACCGCTTGGCAAGCGTACAGGATCGTTGAATGGTCACGGCCACCGAACAGTTGTCCGATGCGCACGTAACTGTGGTTGGTCAGTCGTACAGCCAGTGTAATCGCCACTTGGCGCGGCCATGCGTGTTTGCGCTGGCGTCCCCCCTTGGTTCCCGGCGCCGTCATGCTTCCGAGCGGGACACGGTAACGCTTGGCTACGGTCTTCTGGATCTCAGCTATGCGGGGGAGTTGGCTCATAGCTCGCTCGCCGTCAGCTCGAGCCGTGGCCGTGACGAATAGAACTTCTCTACCGTTAGTTCGACGACTTGGTTATCATCAGGCCAGACAATGCCGTTTAGCGCATCGATGACCTTGGCGAAGTTGTCGACATCGGGCTTGGTGAGTGGGCGGATTACGCCGGCCTCCGCACTCTGAGACTTGAATTTGCTCTTCGCCATTGCCTGGGGCATTTGCATGTAGGCGCGGATGCGAACGCTCGTTGGTCCTTGAAGCTGAGCGCGTGCTTCCATCACATGCCCAGCCTCAAGACGGATAAGATCTTCGTAGCGGCGCGTTTTGGTGGGCGTGAAAGCCCGCGCTTGGCCGTTGATGGTTGAGAGCCTCGGGCGACCTTTCGGGACTGGAGCGCCGGGAACGACTATGCGCACACTTGCGAGCTCGATCAGCACCGACCCCTTTGGAGGTGTTTGGGTTTGTGGGGTCATGCGGCAGCCTTTGGGCGATTGCCTTCGGCACCGCCGCTCTCATGCTTCGCACGAAGCCCCTGCTGGTCTTCGCCCTTCGGGTTTCGATCGGCTATCGCGGCGAGGATTGCGCGACCGTGAAGTTCAGCCAATTGTGGAAGGATCGCATTCCCTAGTCGCCCAACGCGGTCCACCCAATTGGGTATCCCATGAACCACTCGCCTAATTCCGGCGTAGGAACTATCCCGTTGCAAGCCATCGTCTGGGCCCAGTTCATCAAGCCCTCGACTCCACTTTTGGAGACTTTTCTGGAACGTGCCACTTGCTGCGGTGGCTCCGAGGTTAAGATCGCCGTCGCCGTGAGGGTAGGCCACAGCAAACCATCTGTCGCGTCTGTGAGGCGCCCCAATGTCGCACGCTTGAAAGCAATCCCATTCCGCGTCATGCCCGATCTCGGCCAGGTCCCCGAGAACCGCGCCCAACCCTCGATCAAGCAGCGCTGCCACGTTCTCCAGCAGCGTGAATCGCGATCGAACCAGGCGAATGGCACGCACCACCTCCCGCCACAGTCCAGAGCGGGCCCCGGCAAGTCCGGCACCCTTACCGGCGATGCTAATGTCTTGGCATGGAAAGCCTGCGCAGATGACATCCGCATCCGGGAACTCCGTTTTAGTGATATCGCCTAGGTTTGGAGCGCCGATGCGCTGCTCCAAAACCTTGCTCGCGTAAGGATCGACTTCGGCCACTGCGACCGTTTCAAATCCGCCGGCGCGATGGAGGCCGAGGGAAAATCCCCCTATGCCCGCGAACATGTCGATGACGCGCAAGGGATGCTCACCGATAGGCCGAGACCGTGAAACAGGGCTCGGTTCATGAGCAGCCCGGTCGGCGAAGCCGATGCGCCCAGCATCAGCCATTGGTCAGCCCCCGCTTCAGCGCAATCTCTCGCCGTAGCTGCTCGGTCTTTGCATCGCGCAATGCGATCCACGCTTGTTCGCGCTTTCTCGCTCCATGCAACGCCAGCTCACGAGCGCTTGCGATTGTGCGGTTACAGACTCGCTTGTGGCGGATCGTGAAAATGAGGGAGCGGAGGGTCATTTGGCGATCCCTTCGGGCCGCGCTTGGCAGTCCTGAGGGACCGGCAAATCTCCGTTTGCCTCCCTGTCGGGTGCCATCGCTATCGCGCCGACAACGGTAAGCAGCGCATCGATGTCGTCGCAGGTGTGCAGCGAATAAACGTAACCAGCGCGCCTACGCTGTGCGTTCTTCCGCGCAATCCGTCGAACTGCGGCGCTCCACTTTGTCATGCCGCCTGCCTTTCGCGCATCGCTGCGGCGTACTTTGCAGGCTGCTCAGCTAGTCGGCGGCGTTCCGCTTCTTCAGCTTCGAGGTCCGCTTTGGGCAGGAACATGCTGCACTGTTCTGCGCCGAGCCCATCCTTGGTTTCAGGAATGAGCGTGCCGAGCATGGATTTGACCATCTTGCCGGTCTTGCCCTTGCGGCACTGGTCGTAATTGTAGAGCATGTGGAGCAGCCAGATCGGGCATCCACCGTTCTCTTCATCGCCTATGTGCGCGCAGTTGCAGCAATATTGCTCCTCGTAGCACATGCCGCTGGTGCCGTTCGGGAAGTAGGCCATCACAGCGCCTCCACTGCCGATTGCAATTCTCGCGTGAGACGATTGACCTTCTCGCGCGGCGTTTCGACCTGGGATGGCGCGCACAGATAGAGCGCTCGAACGGGCTCTATCGCCTCTTCGCCGAATGCGTAGGCAATGTTCAGCAGGGTCACGACATCAAGGCTGCACGCCTGCTCCTGCGCGTTCTCAATCGTGTCTTTGTGACATCCGATCTGCTCCGCAAGCTCCCAATCTGAGAGCCCTTTCGACGCCTTTAAATCGAGAATTATGCGTTTGATTGCAGTACGATACGAGTTGCGCGATGGCTTCCCGAATAGAGACCTCGGAAACGTTTCTTCTCCGGAAGGGAATACATTCGGAGCGCTCGCCATTACAAACTGCCCGTCCCGCTAAGAGGACCGGAAAGAAAAAAAGAATGACTGACGTTTGTACCGGACGGGCCGGCGCTAGCTCGGTGAGCACCTTTTCGCTGGCTCGTCCTCAGCTCGGTGTGGATGGCGGGAATGTCGCCGAAGTCCCGAGCATTGGCGAGCTCGCGCGATCGATTCTCCATGACCTTCGCGGCGAAATCGAGAACGTGCTCGAACATGAGCCAGATACCCAAGAGGGTGAGGCCGGTGAGCAGCAAGCCTGCGATTGCGAGGGTGGCGTACAGGAGCGACATCTAGGCAGCCCTCGTGATATTGATCCGCCGCTCAAAAACGACTTGCGTTGGTGTTTCGAGCAGAATGCGGTCGGGCGTGAAGCGCACTGTGCGGAAGCCAAGCTTCCTCAGCCGCATCCGCTCGGCAAAGTTGAACCATCGGTGCAGCTGCCCTGATAGCCATCGCTAAAAAGGTCTTGGAACTCGTCGACGCTTATGCCAGCCTCATACCAAGGCGGCGGCAAATCGATGCCGTTCGGAGAACGCCAGTGGCGCGAGAAACCGGGGCGAAATGGTCCGCGCCCGTCAGCATCTTCGATACGCCAAAGCGTCCCCCCGCCGCTCATCAACGAACTCCGGGTGGACAGAGGCGGCCCAGAGTCGCCAACTGCATGGCTGCAACGCGGGGCCATGCGGGAACCAATTTCGAAGAAGCGCGATTCCGTGAGTCATGGCCGACCAGATCAGACCCGGAGTGTACCTGCTCGACGATGCTCCGGAGTTCGTGCTGCGCGACGGGCTTGTGCGTATCCAGTCGCGATCCGGGGGAGTCGAGTTCGAGATGGTCCAGACCGTCAATCAGTTCTACAAGGCCTCTCATCGAGCCAAGCGGCTGCGCGAGGAAATTGCCAGCAAGGGCGTTGTTGTGCCCTTCAAGGATGCCGACGAGCACTAAGCTGCTTTCACCAAGCCATCAGCAGTCACGAGACCTTCTGAGGCCTCAATGATCGACCGCATGGTTTCGCGGGTGATGTTCTGCTCGCCGCGGCGGATCCTCGATATCGAAGCCCCACTGAGCGGCGGGTTGCATTTCGCGCCGAACTCCGAAGCGGTCAGCGCGCCGGGGAGGTTGAGATATTGATCGAGGGTCATACCTCTCCTTACATCGGGTGTAAGGGGCAATCAAGGCCAATTTTACATGGGGAGGCATTATATCGCGAGCGGCCTTGTAGGATACTCTCCTACATGGAACGCAAAGCTACTTACATCAGAGCATGGCGAGCTGAGCGCGGCTATTCGCTGGACGATATGGTCGGGAGGTTGGCTGTGCTGGGCGTGGATACCACTGGCGCTAGTCTTAGCAGAATAGAGCGTGGCATTCAGCCGTATAACCAGGACACGCTAGAGGCAATCGCCGCTGCCTTAGACGTTCCAGCGTCATATCTGATCGAGCGCAATCCGGCGATGCCGCCCGCGAAGGTCTATGATTTCCTCAGCCATTTGAACAAAGACGAAGCTGACCAAGCTGAGAAAGTGCTGCGCGCGATGTTCGGAGATAGGACCGGATAGTCGTTACGCTGACAGCAACTAAATTACGCCCCGCGTAAAATAAGGGGTTGCAATGGCCTTACACCCGATGTAAGAACTCCTCATCGGCCAATCACGGCCATGGGGATGAACAGTGGCGAGCGACTACGATGATGAGCGCTATGTTTCGCCAACGTCGATTGCAGACGTTGTTGAACAGGATGACGGCACCCACGAAATCCGCATTCGCATTGAGCCGCCCTCCAGCGAGGAAATTGCAGATGCTTTAGCGCGCCGTCTCTTCTCTGATTATTCCAACAGCAACGCCATCCGAGAAACGGCTCTTGCCGCTTTTGAAAACATGGTCGTTGGCGCGGTCAACGCTGAGGCAAAGGCCGCAATTGCGGAGGCGATGGGAGTTGCTCGTCAGCCCACAGACGCCTTCGGCAATCCGGTAGGTGTCGCCCGCACGTTCTCACAGATGATTGGTGAACAAGTAAGGGCGTGGCAGGAAGAAACTGTCAACGCGCACGATGGTAAGCCAGCCAAGCCGGACGCTTACAATAGGGACCGCGTGATTACGCGCAGGGAATACCTAGTGCGGCAAGTCGGCGCTGCTGAGTTCGAGAAACTGGCCAAGGAAGAGGTTGCTAAGGTTCGCGCCATCGCCAAGGCCAAAGTCGAAGCCACAATCAAGGACACGGTTGCCAAGTCGCTGTCCGCTCTGGTGTCCGCATGACCCGCCCAGCACTCACACCATGGGGCGAGGTGATCCCGCTTCACAGAGGCGTTCGCCCAACCACAATCGAACAATCCTATGCTCGTCAGGGCAAAGCGTTTCGCCCAGATCCAATCGACCTCAGAGTCAACCAGCTCAAGCTACGGGTGCATCCGCCGATACCTGTTTGGCACGTGATCGTGATGCTCGTTGTCGCGGCTGCGATTGGCGCGATGCTGGCGGTGCAGCTGTGAGCGCGCCTCAGTTCAAGTGCGGACATGAGCGCGAGCAGGGCAACATCAAGCTCGTCCGCAATGGAACGGGCGAGGCATGTCTAACCTGTTTCCGCAATCTCGACAAACTTTACCGTCGCGCCAAGCGGAGAGCGGCATGACCCGCGCCGTTATCGCAGACGCATCGCAAATAAGCGCCGCCGAATTCGCACGGTCCCTTGGTCTTCGCGTTCGATCTGCTGAGCAAAAGCAAGCCGAATGGGATGCAGAGGTCGAGCGCTACGTCAAGATGATCCTCAGCGGTCGTGAGTTCTCTGAATACGGCAACAACGCAGTTCGTGAGGCTCTTCGTCTCATTGCTCTGCGTGAGGGTGATGCAGAGCCCACTAGTGATCCGCTGTTGAAGCGGAGGGCTGCGGCATGACCTGCATCAGGCTCCCCAATGGCGGCATTGCCTGCACGAGAGGTCGGCCAGTCAGCAAGGAAGCGCTCAAGCGCGACTTGGAAATCATCGAACAATTTGAACGCGATTTGGAGGACGGCAAGTATGACAAGCGTAACCAGAAAAGCTGATTACGTCCGCTCCGAAGCGGCGCGCAACACTACGTTCGATCACCACTGCCATTGGCCGGGATGCGAGCGCAAAGTGCCGCCAGCCATGTGGGGATGCAAGACACATTGGTTCAAACTGCCGATGCGTCTGCGCTCGCGGATATGGGCGACGTACAGGCCGGGGCAGGAAGTCACGAAAGATCCGAGCGCTGACTACCTGACCGTGGCGCGCGAAGTTCAAGCGTGGATCACGGAGCAATCGGCATGACCGACCTTGAGCGCATGGAAGGCCTGTTTGTCGGCCAGCTCGACGATTACGAAATGTGGCTGTTCGAGCATGCCGTCGCTGATGGAATGGCCGAGCGATCATATGAGGGCGGCGCTGGGTTCATGGAGCTGCCGAAAGTCCGCCTGATCCGAACCGTTGCTGTTCCAAAAGCGAGGGCAGCATGAATCGCGATTTATCCTCCCGCATCGCCAACGCCTTTGGCGACTATGCTGATCTCATCGTTCGTAAGGCGGGTGAGAAACAGAGGAATGATGGGTTGGCGAATGCTGCTTCGCAGCACCGTTGCTCTCATCCTTCGGATCGAGCCCCTACGGGTAACGATCCGGGCCGCAATCAAGAACACAGGGGCGGCGGGACGGCCAATAACCTCCCGCCGAGCAATTCAAATGACTGACGTGGAAGCGCCGATCCGGCAAACGCTCAAACTAGGCGACCGCCGCTACACCGTTCAGACGATCGCCAGCGGTCAGCCGCGCGCTTACGCAGACACCATAAATCACGTCCGCGTGACGTTCGAATGGGTACCGTACAAGAAGCGCGAGGACGGCGAGGAGTTAGCATTCGAGCCGTGCGCCAATTGGACTCCGGAGGCAGCGCAACACGCGCTTAAGGGCCTCTGCTGCGGCTTTACAGACTTCGACTACAAAACTGCCGAGCCGACGATGGACAACCACTTCAGAACGCGCCTCGACTGGCTGCGCGAAGTGGCTCCCGGCGTCTGGGAATTTCACACAACCTCACCGTTCACGGATTGAAAGGGGCCGCAATAATGGCAACCGCACTTAAGACCGTCGAGCAAGTGCTGAACGAGCTTCCTAAGCCGAACATCGCGCAGCGCATCGCCGCCGTCATGGGCGAGGTCGATTACGTCCAGAAGGAAAAGAAGCAGGGTATGAACTACTCCATCGTGTCGCATGACGCGGTGACGGCCAAGGTTCGCCCACTGCTCCACAAGCACGGCGTCATCTACTATCCCCGAGCCCTCACGGTGAGCCAGAACGGCAACCGCACTGAAGCCGTGTTCACTGTGCGCTTTGAGAACATCGACGACCGCGCCGACTTCATCGACGTGGAGACGTTCGGTTACGGCGTTGATCCCCAGGACAAGGGGCCGGGCAAGGCCATGAGTTATGGCGTCAAATATGCGCTGCTGAAGGTGCTCGGGCTGGAGACTGGTGACGACCCTGACGTAGTTCAGGACGATCGGGCCAACCATCAGACAGACGGAAGTGATGCGTCGGCCCCTCGCGGCGATGGCGATATGTCGGACAGCGCATTGCGCGGATGCGTCAAGACACTGGTCCACAATATCAACGGCTGCGCGACCATGCGCGACTTGGACGAACTGCTGGAGATGGACGACTGCAAGACCATCATTGAGCAGACGCAGAGACGCTTCCCTAACTGGTGGGAGACAGGCGCCGGCCTGCCGCGCGAGTTCGTGCCCCTCAAGAAGCTTATCGAACAAACGCGTCAGGGATTGGCGCATCTGGAAAGGGAAGAGGCATGAGCAACCGTAAGGACATTTGCGTCCCTCGCAAGAAGAAGGACGGCGGCACTTATTGGGTGAAGATCGGCACGGCGTGGGAGAACGACAAAGGCGTCCAGCTTGTGTTCGATGCGCTCCCGATCGCGGATAGCGAAGGCCGGTGCGTGGCAAACTTGTTTGAGCCGCGAGAGAATAACAACGCCCGCGCCTCATCGGGACGTGGCGAAGTTCGCCAGCCTGCCGAGCTAGACGACGAGGTTCCGTTCTAGGCCATGCGCGTCGATGTCAGCCCCCGCCGCAAGAATGCCCCGCGCCCCGCGTGGAAGGTCGAAGTGGCCTATCGCCAATGGCTCAGAGGCCGCCCGTGCGCTGTGAAGCACCTTGGCGGCTGCTGGGGACGCATGGAATCCGCGCACACCCCTGATCCGCAGTCGAAAGGCGCGGGCACCAAGGCAGCTGACCACAACGCAATCCCTCTCTGCCAAGGCCATCATAAACTTCATACGGATAAGGGCTGGTCGGCGATCGATCTGAACCGCGAAAGAGCGCAGCGCATGGCTGCAGCTTACTGGTCACTGTGGAAAGGCGACAAGGGGGAACTGGCGTGACAGAGTTTCAGTGGCTTGAAAAGATCCTACGCGACGAAGGGTTTATCGTCGGTCCTCTTAGCCGTGGTGACGAGCGCGCCATTGATACTTTGCTCGACGAGGCAATCCGAGAAAGGTTCAGCAATGGCCGATGAAGTTCCTCTCATCTTCGAGCGACGGCTCGGCGGTCTTTTCCCCGCCAACCCTGCTGCCGAGCAAGCCCTAGCTGCCGTCACAGGAAAGGTGCGCGTCAAGCTCACCCGCACACAGGGCAACAACAAGCGCATCGCCTTGTACTGGATCGTGCTTGGCCTCGCCGCCCCAATGCTAGACGAGCAAGCGCCAGGTCTGACGGACTCGCTCCTGCATAAGGTGCTGAAGGACCGCTACGGACTGGTCAAGGTCGTGAAGCTGCCAAGCGGTCAGCAGATCAAGGATTATGACAGCATCTCGTTCCATCAGATGACCGAGAACGAGCGGGCGGCTTACATTGATTGGTCGTTCTCCACGCTGAGCAAATGGCTGGGCGTTTCGGTCGAGGAATTGACGAAGGAGGCGAGGGCGGCATGAGGATCGGCGAATATGAGCTAGAGCAAACATGCTCCGCGTGTCCCGAACAGTACGATGTGAAGCGAAAGGGCGTGCAAGTTGGCTATTTGCGACTGCGACACGGCTACTTCTACGCAGACGTTCCGGAGTGTGGCGGTGAGTGTGTTTACGAGGCAGAGCCAGAGGGAGACGGCATATTCGCCGACCATGAGCGCGAGCGCTATCTGGCCGAAGCCATCGAAGCGATCGACAAGTGGTGGAAGTCATGACCAAACCCTACGCACTCCACCAAACACCTGAACGCGACCCCATAGCCACCCGCGTCTGCAATATCGTCTCATGGCGTAACGATGAGCACGAGGCACTTTGTGTGCGCGTTATTCGCTCAAGGTCGCACCCGAAATGGTCACGCAGCTGGAGCGATTTCAGGGTCGTGCATCCTAAGCTTAGGCGGGTGCGGTAGGGTGAGCGCTGTGAGCCTCATTCTCGAGCACGGAAAGCCGCCGGCTGAGTGGTGCGAGGTATTCGCAGCCAAGGGCATTCCCATGTCTGAGCGCACCCTTCGCTCCAAGGCTCGCGAACTTGGCGCTTGCCATGTGCTCGGCAAGGCTATGATTATCACACCTGACCAAATCGACCGAATCCTGGAGGAAGCATGCTCACCGCATATCGCAGAGGGTCAACATGGTGGGCGAAAGGGCGCGTCGAATACAACGGGCGGCCCATCAGCAGCTACATCCGCGAAAGCACTGGAGCATCTGATGAGATTGGAGCGCGGGACTGGATCGCAGAGAGGGAGGAGCGGGAGCGTCGTCGCTATCTCATCGGCGAAGAGGAGCAGCCGCTAACGTTCGCGGCGGCCGTCATGATGTACCAACCCACTCCGATGATGGCCCGCTACTTAAAGCCGCTGTTGCGCGAACTAGGACCAATCCGCTGCGACCGCATCACTCCGGGCATGATCCGGGACCTCGGGCCTAAGCTCTATCCCACTGCCTGCACGGACACTTGGAGGCGATGGGTCGTCACTCCTGCCCGCGCCGTCATCAACAACGCGAACGACAAAGGGAAATGCCCGCCCATCAAAATCAAGGGCTACTCCGAGCAAGAGCGAGTGGCACAGGACAAGAAGCGCAAGAAGGCAAGTCGCCTTGAGCGCAGACCTGGTGATTGGGCTTGGCTGCTGAGCTTCCGCACTACAGCTCCGCAAAGACACGGCGCACTGGCGTTATTCATGTTCGCTACTGGAGCCAGAGTGGGGCAGGCAGTGCAGATGGCGCCGTGCCATCTCAAGCTGGATCAAAACAAGGTTATCATTCCCGGAGCGAAGGGTCACGGCGACAGGGAAATCCAGATCCCGCCTGAACTGGTGTCAGAGCTCGCGAACTTGACGCCGATGGTGCCACGAGGATGGAAGCGCACAGCGGAGAACAAGCGCGTGTTCGGCTTTGCTTCATCCTGTGGACCGCTGAAGGCATGGAAGCGGGCATGCAGGGACGCAGGCATTCCGTACCTGTCACCCCATGCAGCTGGTCGTCACGGCTTCGGACAGGAGCACGTCATCAGGCAAGGTGTGGACAGCAAGTCTGTCGGCAAGTTCGGCGGATGGTCAGACACCGTCTTGCTCAACCGCACCTATACCCATGCGGAGGGTTTCGAGGACAAGATTTTGGCCGGTTTTCGTACAGGGCTCGTACAAGCCGAAACGGAGACGGGCATCAAGCTGCTGAAAACAGGGTCTAATTAGGTGTTCAGACCAATTCCCTCCGAAGGCAGAGGCCACAGGTTCGAATCCTGTCGGGTGCGCCATAGACGCTTGCTGTTCCATGCAGGAACGCGCGCCGAACAAACCGCGAAACCGCGTACAAATCCCGTACAACTCCACCGGGGGAATGATGATGACTGATTCTGGGCGCGTGCCTAGCGCGGACTTTGTTGAGCATGTCGCGGGAGCAATCAGTCTTGCGGTTGGCGACGAGGCCGCCGCATTGGCCGCGATAGCCGAAATTGAGCACCGGCTAGTTCGGTATCTGCGATTCTGTGCCGAAAGCGCAGTCGGAAGCGGAAGCTCCTTCAACCAGGGTGTGGTGCGCGGTCTAGAGATCGCCACCGCCCAAATCGAATATGGACATTACCAGAACGCGACTGCGGCAGCGCTGCAATCCACCCAGAAAGGGTCCGACAATGCCTAACCGACAGTTAAAGCCGTGTCCGTTTTGCGGCGAGAGCCTGAATATGCGTGCCGTCCAAATAACCGGTGGATTCGATACTGTCGGACTTCATCCTCGCAACCGCTGCATTCTCGCGGGTAAGGGCTTCACGGAGGATGAGTTCGGGGCGTGGAACGCAAGAGCCCTCTTAGTCGAGATTGGGAGTGGCCAGTGAGATTGCTCTCTGCCCTTCTCGCGGCTGTCGCCGCCCTGCCGTTCATCATGCTTCTCCTGTGCATCGGAGCACTCATCGACTTCTTCTGGTCCGCCAATGATTGGACATATTCGGCATGAAGCGAGGACGCACACTCACGCTCTATCGTGACGATAGCACCGCACAGGTTCGTTACGAACGGGTCAAGAGCTACTTCTTCACAGCGAACAACACTGTGCTGACTATCAGCCGGTATGACGCCGATGAAGGTGACGGGCATCATTACATTCACTGGCCGCGCGAGCGCTTCTGCTGGTTTCGCGACAACCCCGGAGACGCAGCATGACACCTAACCCACATCGAGAAGCAGGGGATGCGCCGCGCAGAATGTTTGGCATGAGCGAAATATGGCGTGACGACAGCACAGGAACGATGACGTTCTATCTGCTTTTCGTGCCGATTTGGTCGCGTCATTTCACGCACTCAACTGGAGTGTTCGACTAATGGCGACAAACCAAGAAGCAGGGGCAGCGCTGCCTATCGTGAAGCGGCTGTTTTGTAACATCTTTCACAAACGCTGGCATCGGCGCTCACCGGGAGGAATCCACTGCTATGACTGCGAATGCTTTAGGTGCGGTCGTCGCTGGACGCTCTTCATTGACTGACGCCCTCCTCGCCGA